TTATAGAGATGAAAATAAAGAAGGTGTTTTTAAATCGTCATTTTCTTGCTTTGGTTGTTCATAAGGGGTTGGGCTGCATAGTGCACGATAAGCAATAGCACTATTTTTGATAAGAACATTACAAGAACTAAAATACTGAATACTAAAACCCATACTAGCTAGCTCGTATGAGTCGATACTAAATACACCATATTTTTCAGTTATAAATTCAAAAATATATTCTCTATGTGTTCGGTCTGGCCGCTTCACTTCTTGTATACCAGTAACGAAAATATCAGTTGCACCGTACGGTAAATTTACAAAAACAGGCTCACTAATAGGAATCTGATTATTAACATTACGACTATTAGAACCAGTATCTTTTTTAACACTTTCAGAGCTTTGATTAGTGGTGACTTGGTTAGTTTCCACACTTTTTTCAGCACTGGAAAAATACCATACCCAATACAATAGGCACAAAAAGACAATAGTAACTGGAAAGGCAAAAATAGGACTGAATAAGAAATTCTTACCTTGTCCTTTTGTAATACCGCCGGTAGCGGTCGACTTGTAGCATTTGTGCACTTCGACTGGGATTTTTTTCCAAGTGAGGATTGTTCCTTTGGTTGGTGTTTTACCGTCAAGTTTTGGGTTGTGCTCAAAGATTCTTGGCCGTCTGTAGTAGTAAGGGATTTTTGCGAGTCCGTCAAAATATTTGTGCGCATAGGCATACTGGCTGACGTTCCGAATGTATTTGTGGACGCTGGTAATGTCGGGAGTACAGACGATAATGTCCCAGTTGTATTTGCGGTGTCGCATGTAACATTCTTTGAGTGTTTTGGGGTAAATAATGTGGCCATGTTCATTGAATAACTCCTTTCCTAAATCGTCTGTGTCGCCACTAGTTAAACTTTCAGGTTTAAAGCTTTCTAGCTGCTCATAATGATATGAATACCAATGCTCGGGTATCAAATTTTTGTAATTATCAATGTGTTTATAGTTACAAGATTCTGGTTTAAAGGTTGATTCAGTTGGGTAAACGTCTTGCACTTCATCGATTAAAACAAGTGCACCCGTAGGCATCCAATGATACCAATTACGCCAGAGGTGCTGACCTTCTTCATTTTGTGACGATAAACGCCAAAGCTGGGCAGTTTCAGGAAAGGTTTCTTGTAACTCAGTTTCAATTTCATCGAGCGGTAAAATACCCTCTATATTCGTAACGACTAAGCGGCCTTTTCTTAAAGCTGGAAGAACTTCAAACCAAGTAGCACTAGCAGATTTAAAAGAACCTGGTGCACCATGAAAAATTGAGGAAGCCATTATAAAAACCTTAATACGTATCTAGCTACATATGCTTGAAGAACAATATTTACACCGTCTAAAATCCTTAAATCTACTAAAGCGCCTTTTACATCTTGAGGCAAAACACTTATAGCGCTTGCTAGTTTTGATGCGATTTGAAAATTTTCCATGATGGCCTTAGCTGTAGTCCATGCTAATTTCATTGTTTGTATTTCCATGGTTATTCTAATTAACGTTACTTTTTCAACGATAAAAGCTAATGCCCTGTCAAAAAAACTTGGTACATCATTATCAAAGAAATCCCAGAAATCAGTAATGTAATCACCAAATGATTTTGCTGCACCAGCTGCACTCTCGTAGGTATCAGCAAAAGTAAATAGAGGTAATAAAAAGAAAATTAATAAAATAAGGTTTTTCATTAGCCATTTCTCCCTAGCAATATATAAAGAGCGGTTAGTGTTGCAACAAGTAAAATTGCACCTGAAATAAGTTTAAAGAAGTCAGAAAAACGAGAAATACCCGTTTCGATTTCTACACCTTTAACAACTATTTTGTGCTCTTGGTAACCGCCAGCAATAGAGGTATCTAACGTAAAAAGACTAGAAGACTCTGATTTTATGGTTTCAATATATTCATTAAATTCAGTCTGTTTTTCTTCAATCTCAGTTTTTATTTGCTGTATATCTTCATCAGTAAAAATATCGTTTAAGCCGCCTTGCTTGCGAGTAGCTGAAAAAATAAAGCTCTCAGGTGCAGTATTTTTTTCTATTTTTTCAAGTAAGTTGTTGGCGTTGGCTTGACCTGTTTTTATATCAGTTAAGGTGTCATTATCTTCTAATGTGTTTTTTTTAATTGATGAAAGTAGTTCATTTGAGTTTTGAGTCTCTTTAGCTAAACGATCTAGGCGTTCATCATTTGATTCATATCCACTAATCATATTTTTGTTTATAGAATCTAAGTTTTTATTTACTTTGTTTAAAGCACCTATTGTATCGGGACTTACAGTTGGGTCGGTATCTTCTGGCGGAGGCCTTGTATCTGGAGGTTCTGTTGGTTCAGGGTCTGGTTCTGGTTCTGGTTCAGGGTCTGGGGTTGGTTCTGGGTCTGGTGTGCACGGAACTGGTTCAATAGAGCCAAAAGAAACAGGAATATAATAACCTCCATTAACATCGGTTTTAATCTCACATTGACGGCCATTACCAGCAGGAAAACAAACGCTTGTTTGACCGCTACCACTACCAAAAACAAACGGGTCATTATCGGTTGGGGCTGGGCAATCAGGGTCTGTTAGTGGAGGTTGAACAGATTGCTCACAATAATAAGTTCCATATGCTTCTATAGGACCATTTGGAAAATCAGGATTTAAGCATTGCCAAGTATCAGGGGATTGTTCAGGGCTATTCATTGTGGCATTAGCTCTTACGGTATAATTATCTGTATCCGATGTACCATCTTCATTATGTCTAGTTGAACCAAATTTTTGGCGACACTCTATAGAGTATATTGAATCTTGAACAACGGTTTTTATATCGCAAATTGAATCCTCAATAGGTGCGTAAGGAGAAAACCCATTCCTAGGGGATGGTTTGTATTCTTGCTCTATTAAGCCAGTCTCTGCGACTGCTTGACATTGTGATATTTCAGAAAATTTTATTCTCGCCTCTGAGCCCCTGTAAGTACATTTATAAGTTGTACCTCCTGTATTTGTTGCGAGTTCTCTATCTATGGCGTTTGCTTTAAAAAAAACAAAAGGAAGTGTTGAAAGAAATATTATTAATGGATATTTCATTTTTTACCCAACAGTGTGAAATGACGTTAATAAAGGTGTTACTAAAAAATAATGTAAGTCAGTAATGACCTAAAGAAGTTAAACAAACAGTGTGAAATGACGTTAAGAAATGGCGGTTTTACCCGCCATTGTTAACTAGCTCTTACGCCGCTTGAAAAGCCCTCTACAAAGCACCAAACAAGGAAGCAAGCAAGGCCAATTGAAGTAACCATTTTTAACGGTTGAACTGGCGAATAATCATGCCAATAGCGAAGCCAACGGCTGCAACGGAAATTACACCTGTAATAATTGCCGTGTAGTTAGTTGTTCCATCGGCTACAGCGGCATCAATCGCGGCAGTGTGATCAACTGCAAAAGCAGATGCTGAACCAAGAGCGGAGGTAACTAAAAGTCCTGCTTTAGCACGTTTTGTAGCTAAGATATTTTTAAATTTTTTCATGTTGATATTCCTTATAGGAGTTAAGTTTTGCCCATTACTCGGACTACACGACCGATACAATGAGCAGTTATAAAAGCGACTAAAGCCGCTGTGTTTATTAGGCCAAATGTGGCCAAGTCAAAAGCAAACAATTCATTCAGAACGTTTACTAATCCGTGTTGCTGGAGCTCTAAAAACTCAGCTTGTGTAACAAGAACAAAATCGCAATCACTACCAGTTGCAGCCTCAAGGGTGTTATTGGCGTTAACGATTACGCATTGAGTCATTATTGCTTTACAGTCTGTTTAGATTCAGTAGGTAAGCTATGTAGACGGAAACCTTTCCAATCCATCTGACGCGCAACATTAGCTCCCTCGTAATACTCAATATTCAATATCACAGGCTTCAAACCCCAGCCGTTAGGATCTGATTGAAATTTACCAAGTAATTCGTAAGTGCCATCTTTAAATTGATCAGCAGATACCTTTACAGATAAAATTTGAGCGGGGTTTTTTGTATGTAGCTTAAACTCACCAGTCGTAGGCAGGGGAGCGCCTTTATCGTCTGTACGGTTAACTTTTACTAGGTCTGTAATAGCGCCTTCAATATTCATAATTTCTCCATTTGGGTTTAATTTTATTAATAGTTACACTTAATGACACAAGTCCTAGAATCCGGTTAGCTGGCTGGTCTCCGTATTTTGTAGCAAAGTAAGGTGACTTCGATTCTGAGCGGCTAATTTCACCTGTAATACGGTCAACAATGTCGGGCAGCTGATAATGAATGCGTAGCGTTTGGTCTTTGCGTTTAACTTGTACGCCACCCATAGCTAAACAAAAGGCTTTCCAATCAGATGAGTCAGCTGCATGACGCACTTTTTCTAATGCGTATTTTGAAACAGTATCTAGTGTTGTATTCATTGCGTTTGCAACCTCACATTTGCCAGTATCACCTTGGCCTAATCGTCTAAGTTCACGCCAAAGGGTGACAGAGGGACCACCAATCTGCTGAAAACGTCTAATGTCGAAAGTGCTAGCCCAAGTAGATGCACGTTCTGCGGCATCAGCTGGGAGTATTTTCATTTCACCACCTTGAGAGCAAATCACTTTATCAATACTGTCACCAGTCACAGCTTTGGTTATGTATTTGGCTATGTAACCAGCGGCAGAACCTTTACTTTTGATAATCCTAATAGGCTTAAAGCGAGTTTTACTGGTTCTAAATTCTGTCGGGGTATCTTCCGTGCATAGTTTTCTCAAAATTGCGCGAACTTGTATTGCATCGCCTTTTTCCATGAATAAAAGCATGTGCCAGTGTGGGCAACCGTCATGGTGTGGCTCTACAACTCGAAACCCATAAGGACGTAGATTTTGTTTTGAGAATAGGGCACGGGCACGCTTCCAAATACCGTTAAAGTACTCTTGAGCTTGATGTGGTGTTGAACCGTCATATTTATTGTTGGGTATTCCGGTGTGATGTACTGCGTGATAACGGCTAGGTGCTGACAATGTATAAAATTCACCGCGATGATCGTACATATCAGCTAATTCTTCAAAGCCACGAATTCGCACCATTAATTCGGCTGCTTGCTGTTTTCCAGATGTATGAGAACGCTCAACAATTGATTGTAGTGTTTCAAATTCATCAAATGGATTTGCATCATTTGGTACAGCAAATAAGTTAGACATTAATTCAGCTGATTTACGCTTTCTCTCTCTACGACTTTGAATAGTAGGTTGTGAAACATAAGCACTTGCTTTTTTATGCACAAGTCGAAAATCACGAGCTAATTGCTCTATGGTGAATGCTTGGGTTTTGCGTAATTTACGGCGCCAAAAAATTGGGTCAGCAAATCTGTTCAACACACCTTTAAGTGAGTCTGCGGATAAGCAAGTACAATAAGGAGTAATTACTTCTGGAGGGGTTATGTCAAAAGAATTTAAGTATTTAGAAAGCCATTTGTAAACAGTTAACTGATAGCCATGTTTGCTAATTTTTAACTCACAGTGGCGAGCTTTTTTCTCCGCGATTTCAATCAATTCATCGTCTGAGCACGATAGGTTGATATAGCCAGATTCAAAGCTACCAATTGTTAATGCATTATCAGCAGATTTTAATCGTTTGTCTGCTTCAATCAAACCATAGTATTTTTCAGCTAAGAGGTAGCCCGTGCTTAGCATATGCGACAAATTTGAATAGGTTTTAAAAATTCGATTTCTAAATGCTTTACTGCCAAAACGGCAAAAAGGAGCTTGCTTTGTTACTGTCTCATGAATACCTAGGTATGAATGAGTATCATCCATGGAAGAAGTTAAATTTGATGCTGAAGTTAAAGGAAATAGATTTTCATACTGAGCTACCGTCAAACAAGTAAAGGGTATTTTCTCTGGTACATAAGTACTTGAAGATTTATTTATGGACAGTTCAAATAAATGATTTTTCATTTTCATAATGAGTCACCAGTTAAAGCCATATCAATATTCGCTGCTTTGGCTGCTTCGGCATAAAGCGCAATCATGTTGATATATTTTTTTACTCTTGCTGGGTTTTCGCTTGGTGAGCACGGAGGTGTATAAGTTGGCAACCTTCCTGAAAATACGGCATTAACAACGTCTTTTACTGTTAACCCTTGTAAGCGTGCATACTCTTGATATGTCAAAATAGGGGCTGGAATAGATAAAATAAGTTGTTTATTCATGATTGCTATCTCTATTCTGGAGATTGATTTTTTATATATCCCATTTGAGATATACAGTTTGTTGTTAGGTCAGCATTCAGAGTTAACTAAGCGGAAATATCATGTATTATTAATGCATATCATGTTAAAAACCTTTAGCAACCACTTAAATACCTCTGTTAGAGGTTGTTACCTTTTTAAGGGGTATTCAAGTTGATTTTACCTTTTTCGGAGTTTTTTTATGGAAGTGAATGTAGCGGATATATTTGAGAGGCTTTTAGATGCTTGTAATTTAAAGACTTTAAAAGAATTATCATTAGAATTTGGATACAAAACTAATTGGGCATCGAACTGTAGATTAAAAGGGGTTGTTCCTTGGGATGTGTGTCTAAAGGTGGCGGTTGAAAAAAAAATTAGGCTTGATTATTTAATTTTTGGTATTGAAGAAATAGAAAAAACAGTTGATGAGAAGAGTAATGAATTTCAAAAAGGGCTTATTAATGGTGTCTTCAACGCAACTGTATATGAACTAATAACACCTCAAAAAGGTGTTGAAATAACTCAGATAGCAGACATTATTCATAGTCAAATTAAAGACCTTTATATGACAGACGGTTTACAAAAAAAATTCATGCATGAAAAACTGGTCAAAGAGATTGAATCACATAAAGAGAAAAAAGTTTAAAATAATGGCCAAATTTTATTGAGCATTACATATACCTGAGAAATTAAATGACAATCAAAAAAGTTGATGGTGGTTACAAAGTTGATATTCGGCCTTGGGGTGCTGATGGCCGTAGGATTAGAAAGGTTTTTCCTACACGTGGCGAGGCGCAACGATTTGTAAATCATACAATTGCTGAGGCGGAAGATAAGCCTTGGAAGCAAGAAAAAATTGATAGCCGTTACTTATCTGATTTAGTTCAGCTTTGGTACAAAGTGCATGGTCAAACTTATGCTTCACCTAAGCGGGCTTTAGCTAAATTAGAAATGATTTGTGAAGCGTTGAACAACCCAATTGCTATGAATTTACAAGCTAAAGATTTTGTTAAATGGCGTGGTGAACGTATGTCGGGTGACACACCAATAAGCCCGAAAACTGCGAATAACGACCTTGTATTAATTAAAAGCATGTTCAATAAGTTAATTGAAGTAGGGGAGTTAAAATATCCAAATCCTTTAGCTGAAATAAAGCCTTTCAAACTGCAACAAACTGAGCTTTCATTTTTAATGGAAGACGAAATAATTACTCTACTTAATGAGTTAAAGCGCTCTACTAATCCCCATATTTTAATCGTGTCTAAAATCTGTTTGGCAACAGGTTGCAGGATAAGTGAAGCGTGTAATTTAAAAGGTTCTCAAGTTATCAAATCAGGCGACAGCTACCGAATCACCTTCATTAATACCAAGGGTAAAAAGAACCGAACTGTACCAATTAGTGAAAAGCTGTTTAATGAGATCCCTAAAAAATCAGGGCCACTATTTGCTGATTGTAGAAAGGCGTTTGAAAGGGCAGTAAATAAAACGGATATTAATTTACCAAAGGGGCAGTGTAGCCATGTTCTACGGCATACTTTTGCGAGTCATTTTATGATGAACGGAGGTAATATTTTAGTTTTGCAGCAAATACTAGGACATGCAAAGATTGAGCAAACTATGGTTTACGCGCACTTTGCACCAAGTCATTTAGAGGATGCAATTAAGTTTGGACCAAAACTCTAAATTAGACACTAATTATGGATGTGCCTAAGATAGCTTGACTATAATTGTAAACTTTCTCCAAGATATACCAAAAAGAATCAAAGCTGATACTAAGAAGCCAAAACCTATGTTAAGCAATAGAACGTCATATTTTATTTCATAGTTATCAAATATTTTTATATTAGGTAAAAACATGCTAGATATTAAGCCGAGGCAACTAAAAATTAATGAAAATCCAGTGTATTTGACTTCATCTAGGATACGCTTAAACATTGACTCTTGAGTTTTTAAATTACTTATTAAAGTATTAGAACTTGCCCCTGAGTAAAAAGTTTGTGCAGCCATTATAAAACCAAATAACATTGCCGCCACAGTTGAGAGGGGGCTAGCAATAGCCAAAATGGTTGCATGATCTTTAGGTACATAAATGCTGTAGCTAATATAAGAGAAAACAAACCCTAAGATATATATAAATATAAATTTCATATGGCTATCTTTATTTCCTATAATTTGTACGGGGTCAAAGTACCTATATTTGATTTAAACGCGCTCATTAAAGCCCATTTAACATCTTTTAAAGCAGGGTAACCACGTACCACATTTACTTTTGTCGTATATTTTAGCTCCTGAGACAGTAAATTTTCAGGCTTTAACCCCACTCCGGCTGGCTGAAGCTCCGCTTTTTTAATTTGTGGATCAGTTGCTTTTAGCTTACTGCCATACTTATCAATAAACTCTTTTATCCCCTCTGATATTTCGTGAGATAGGTACCCTAAAGTGTTTTTCTTGTTACTAGCTCTACCCCAAAAATCCAGTTTTAGCTTACTCATTCCATTATCTGACATTAGTTTTACTATTGTTTCACTGAAAGGAGACTCTAAATCTAGTTGTGATTCCTTAAAGTTTCTAGGTAAAGCGATAGTAACAGAACATTTTTTTATTGCTTCGCCTTTTTTGAGAACATCTTGAAGTGCTTTTTGATTCCATATAGCATCAAAACTTAATTCATAATCATCAGAGCTTCTAGTTAAAACATAAGCTAGATCGTCAGGGCGAGGACCTAAACGATTATTATTAAAAACTAAAATATCATACTCTTCAAAATATAAAAAATAGCTCCGCTCATAGGCTGATTGATCATCGTGTAGTTGTATATCTGTTTCAGCATTATCTTTCTTATTATACATTGACGGTAAAAATGTGTCTCTTGCTACTGAGATATATCCGAAATAACTTTTTTCTTTGGAGTCATGACTAATAATTCTGAAGTTTAAATCCCTATTTGTATCAATACTTAAAGGTCTTTTAATTGGTTCTATTTTGGTTACGCAACCCAATTTTTGGTGTTTGGAGTAGGCTTCCTTGAAATATTGAGCGGTTTTCAATCTAATAGACTTCTTTTCTTGTCCAGAAATATAGAATGAGGCAGTAACATTTTTCTGTTTAGTTTTTATTGTAGAGGCTGAATTAGTCAA